TGTTGATAGCTACTTGATCAACATCTCTGATGGTATGCCTCAGGGCTGTGGTATTTACTATGGTGAACCTGCTTACCGCCATACTCGCTCTATGGTGCAGAAGATGACTGCTGAGCTTAACATGCAAGTGCTTAGCTACTACGTTGAGGATAATTACGGCGGAGTTCCTAGGCTCAACCTCAAGCCCAGCAACGAGTTCGTTCAGATGTATGGTAAGTCTGCTGAGGCTATTGATGCTAACAGTGTGATTCAGATTGCTCGTACGATGAACAAGATGTTCTTGTCCTCGCGAGCATAATCGTTAGGTTACGAAAGGATTGGGCCTTCTAACGGAGGTCCTTTCTTTTTTTAGACTACTTATTACAAGCATGATATCACTGAAGAGATTATACGAAAAGCTATCACCTGATGTTAAGGCAAAGGTGGGGGATAAGGTTATGGGTGATGAGGATGAGTTGCCAATTGGTATAATAGCTAAGCTAGCCAAGCTGCAGGGTTTGAACCCTAAGCAAATGGATGAGCCTAACACAAAGTGGGAAAAGGAGTTAGCTTCTAATCTAGAAACCTGGGTTAGGTTTTCATCTAACAAGGTAGCGAACTACTTCAAAAACAACTTAGATACATTTAAAAAGCTTGCAAAGGAGTATCCTAAAATCTTTACACCACCTCAGGGTGTGCCAGTATATAGAGGTACTAAGCTTAACAGGGTGAAAACTATTGAGAAGTTGCTTAAAGCAGCGAAGAAGTTTGAAGTTGCAACAGTTGGATCAGCGCGCTTTCTTGTACTGAGAGGTATTAGCTATAAACCCAATCGTCCTAGTCAGTCCTGGACCATGGACCCAAACGTTGCATATAGATTTATCGGACTGGGTGATGATAGTACTCCAGTTGTGCTTGTAGGTAAGACCGATTCCAGTTTTATCTTTTCCTCTGAATTAACTGCTGCTTTCTATGGAAAGAATAATGAGAAAGAGGTTATAAGAGTCGGTATGGAAGGTAAATTTGATGTGTACATTCCGATCAAGCAGCTAGGCTTCAATATGGTTCTACATAACTTGCCATCAGCTAAACCTTACTTCCAACCAGTAGTTGACAAATATGTTGAGTTTGTCAACACATCTAACCAAGCTGTGTCTAAGGTGTTAGAGAAGCAGGGCAAGCTCAGTGTAGCGAATCGAAATAAGCTGCTTGCAGCAATGATGCGCGTAAAGAAGGTAAAGAAGTATTACGCAGATCCATTCAATCCGAAGAAAGATAAGTTCCCTGTCTCTACATCCAACATAAAGACAATTGACCAGTTGATTAACATTCCGTCTCGTCTTTTCTCTGTACGCTACAAACCTAATACAACCTCTATGCCGAAGATGTTCGATCTAGAACTGGAGTACATGAAAGCATCTAATGCGTTTATCAAAGACTTAGGAAAGTAACCCAACTACATACTTATTAGCATGAGCACAACCGCTAAGGAACTTAGAAAAGCCATTAGAGATATCATTAAAGAGGAGATCTCTCGAATGACCACTGGACGGTACTCAACACAAGGTGCTGGTATAGAAAGTGATGTGCCTACCTTCTTTGTTGTAACCAAGCCTACACCAGACTCAACAGTAAACGATATTGTGTTTGAAGTTGATCCGGTCTCGTTTGCTAATCAAGTTAGAGGTGGATTGAAGGAACAGGACATTGCATTGCTAACAACTAACGAAGGAAAAGCAATGCGCCTTGCTAATAAGTTACTTGGTAAAGAAACACTAGACGCACCAACAGATAGTAAGAGCAACTTCTTCAGTAGAAGGTTGTTTATGCGTGAGCGTAAGAAGAAGTAGGGTGCCTATATATATAAAAGCAGAGGATAGATTGGTTTTGTGTGTTGCTAGTTTTTGGTTTACATTAACACTCAACAAACTAACAAAAAATGCTATTACAGGTAGAGGTGGGAATGGGGTTGTTTGAGCAACTAGCTGAGTATGGAGTGCTCGGACTCCTAACATTAGGTCTAGGCCTAGTTGTGTGGAACATGATGAAGCGCCAGCTGGCATCCGAGGATTCATTGAAGGGTAAGGTTGAGGAGCTGCAGAAGGAGATGAATAGCTATATTCGAATCGATAGGGATAGGGTGACAGACGCTGTTGAGAACAACACAAAAGCTCTTAACGATCTTAAGGATGCAATCTTACGTAAGCCATAATGAATACTAGAATCATGTTTGCCAAGATTATGGTTGGATGCTTTATTGCATCTGTTGGACTGTTAATGATGCAAGTGTTGAGGCTAGGCTCGAAACACGCTCAGACGATCGCAGACGGTGATAGGCTGCTGATAGAAAACACAGAGCTAAGGGAGCAGGTGGACTCACTTAATCATGCAACTGTTGTTGTTAGCACCCAACAGACACTAGTTCTGGATAGTGTGACTAATCCAAGTGATGAGGTGTTATCCGATCACGAGCATGAGATGAAAATTATTAAACAGCAGCTAAACCATGAGAAGCGTAATAGCGTTACTAGCCCTTATAATACTTCCCCTTACGACTTTGGCTCAGCTGAGGTATCCGGTGCAGAAGATAATTGATGGCGGTGACACATTAGTAATATTGACTAAGGCGCAAGCAGATCAGCTTGCAGCTAGCTTAAAGGAGCAAAGTAGTAAGCTAGCGAGCCTTGGGTTGCAGCATAAGAGATTACAAGCTAACCATAACGCTCTAATTAACGAATATGGTCTAATCAAGACTGAGCTTAGTAGGACTAACTCATATAACGACTCGCTAATAAACTTTCTTGGCGACAACATGACCCTGCTCTATAAGGTCAGTAAGACTAGTGATGTGTATTTTGTTAACTTGAGATACCACATTGTAGATGTATTCCCAAAAGGAACGATCGTGTTGAATCCCCCCAGCCTTCTAAAGAGAGATGAGTATGGCCACCACATCTCCTTATCACCCGACTGGAGGTATCTTAACATAGCTAATGAGCTTGATTGGGACCAAAGACATCTAATAGATTATGTAAGGCTGTTCCCTAATAGATTGAGGGACTATGAATTGAGAGACTATAATCTAAGACCTCCTACTTATAATAAATGACTACCATGAAAACCTTAACACTCGATCAGACCCTCGGCATAGTTAGACACACATTGACAATCCTAGGCACACTGCTTATAGCAAGTGGTAATGTGCTGGAGGGAAGTTGGGAAGTGATAACTGGTTCTACCATCGCTCTCGCTTCTGTGGTGTGGTCAGTATTCTCTAAGGATACTCATAAATAAGCTGTTGCAGAGACCCTTGTTTTTGTTTATCTTTATGTAATGACTAAACGGACAAGGGCTAAACTTAAAGCAGCACAACAACTTCCTTACCTTAGTCTTGTTAGAGAGCAGTTGAAGGAAACTAAAACTAGGGTACGTAAGTGGGTTGAATGGAACCCAGACTCTGATGTGTATGAAGCCTGCTTTAGTTCGCGTAGAGTAGTAATACCTATCCCGACCTGTGAATGGAGCTTTCTAGTCTGCTTGCATGAGATAGGTCACATCAGTACGGGTGAACGTGTACAATCTTACTTATCTGAGTATAACGCTGAGCGATGGGCTATTGCAAGGGCTAAGCAGCGATACTCAGTTAGTTGCTCTGATTATAACGAGGACGCAAAGATGTACGTGCATCACCACCTCATGCAGAACATACTGTACCATGGGTTGGATTGTAAATCTGTTCGACCTTATGTACTTGACTGGCTTCACATAACATCTGAGGAATTGTGGGAGAGCGTGCAATTAACGCAAGGCCGGCTGCGGTAAATTAGCTGTCGTAATTCCCTGAGTACCAGATAGTTATAACCCCGTAGTAATCAGTGATTTATAACTACCTGATAATCAACAGACTTATAACTCACTGATACTCAGGGGGTTGTAGACATCAGATTTTCGTTTTAACCGCCGATCGCCTTAGGATGGGGTCTCCTATCCAAACTTCAAAAATAACGTCTCAAAACCCGAAAAAACACCTAATTCCACCATGATTGACCTATCCGAAGATGTGCTATATGAGGCCCGTGAACTGGGAGTATATGACTTGGTGCTTGACATTGCGTCCAAGACCCCTATTTCTGCAGCTGTAACCTATTCCTGCGTGCTTGAGCAGGCTTTCCAGGAAGTTGCAAAGTCTCTTGAAAAGCCGTATGGTGTAGGAGATGGCAAGGTTGATTAAACCGAAGTACGACTTCAACACAGCGGCAGACTTGGAGGTAGAGTATAAGTCTGGGTGCTGGGCTAGAGTAACTGAAAACTGGTTCAGGTCGTTTGTTGGTCCTAGAAGGATCAATGGCCTTCCCTACAAGGGACCCATCTACTATGAGGGTAGCAACTTCAGATACAAGAAGAAGAAAGGTGATAAGGTTCGTATACTATCAATTGAGGAACATAATGATAAAGCGGTGGTGGCTCGGTATTCAATTAAGCCAGTTAAACTTCTTAGGGGAGTGGCTCGAAGATCAGAAAAACACTTACAGGACTAGACCTAAGATGTTGTTATTGCTTGCTATCTTAATGTTTGCTGCTGCACAAGGAATAGCGTGGTTGCAGATCAATGGTCAGTTTGTGTCGGAGTGGTGTAAGAATAACTCATTCTTACTATCGTTACTAGGAATACCGATCAGCTATCTATTCATACACGCTACCGGTCTGACTTTCATAGCACTGGATAATAAAGCTTGGCCTGGTCGTTTATTAACCTTTGCCGTTGGGATTGTGGTGTTTACACTATTGACTTGGCTGGTACTTGGTGAGCAAGTTACTTGGAAGACCGCTTTAAGTTTATTTTTGACTTGTATTATTATTGCGTTGCAAATCTGGTAAACTTTTTCTATATTCGATTATTAACAAAAACCAACAACCCAAAAACAATGAAGTATTTCGTAGTCGTAAGTCTAGCCTCTCTCTGTCTATTTAGCTGCTCTGATTGCACCGCACCAACAGCGGAGGGCGTGTTAGTAGATACTACCGCCTTGAGCATCGATACTATGTCGGTTGATACCACTGTAGTTGATACCACTGTAGTTGATACCACGGCAGCGGATAGCATCTGAGTTAGCTAAGTAAGCGCGGAAGCCGGGTTACCCCCGGCTTTCCCTGTAGCAGACTATTTATTAGTATCTAATCTACACTAGTCATGGCTGCAAAACCAAAAGCTTCGAGTTCTTCATCAATCCACATTGCCAAGCCCAAGAAAAAAAGACCAGGCGTTCATGCTAAATCTAAGACTTCTCGCAATAAGAGGTCGAAGAACTACAACAAACCCTACAATTCGCAGGGGAAATAATACACCCATCTGTTGACTTTTTGCTAAAAAAATCGGATATTGAAGTTGTATTTACAACATTCACTTAAACCCCCATTACAATGTTAGTAGTATTTGTATCAGTAGCAGCAGTATTGGCAGTAGGAACTGCCACTTTTTTCGCTTATGAGTTCAAGCAAGAGCGAGATAACCTCAACTTTAAGTTCAAGCAAGCCCAAGAATATGCTGACAGTACAGCAAAGGCTAATACCGTTCTTGCGTCAGCTAATCGTACACTCTCAAATGAGATTGTCAATGCTAAAGAAAGGCTTACCCAACAGACTAAGGTGATTGCTGATCTTAAAAATTCACAAACTACTAAGGTTGTGTCTACACCTGCTCCCACAATTAACGCTAAGAAAGCTAAACCTGGACGTCCTTCTAAGAAAGCAGTAGCTTAATGAAATGCTTTGAGCGTTTAGTAGAGTCTAACTTTCTTGCTAATGTTCGTAGTGAGCTTCAACTTGCTCGCGAAGCCATAAGACAGGAAAAGCAGGTGCAGGAGGGATTTAGGGTATACTCTAAAGACAAAAGATCTAGACGAGTTGTCTACACAAGGTGTGTCGAGCAGTTTGATCTTATCAAGTCTATGGAAGAGTCCTTGACCGAAAACAGTCAACTTCTGTTCTACATTCAGATTGATTATATCATCTTTACTTTCAGCTCAAAGAAGGCTCAAATAGATGATGCTATTCGTCACAGTTACAATTTGAGTGGCGATCTGCCATTCTACAGAGGTAAACACAAGATCAATGGAATTACATTTCATACTGCTCTTATTGACACTCGATTTTCATTTACTCCAATATCACCAAACTGATTGTTGGTTATTCGTTTAATTTTGTCTATGGTTATAACATGAAACAGAAACAGCAAATAGATCGTTCGCTTGAGGATTGTGAAAATCTTCTCGCTACAGTAGCCCTTGAGATGGAATCCGGCAAGCCCTACGTTACTGGAGAGTATCTTGCCCAAAGAATGTCCATTATTAAAAGCAAAATTGAAACTGCTCGCAACTATCTCACACTAGAGGATGAGTAAGAATCTCGAATGCAAGCTTTGCGGTGTACTAGTGCGTAACTGCCGCGATACAACCGGTACAGTTACTTGTGCAGAGTGTATTCAGGAAATTCTAGAACCGCCTCCTACCTTTGTAAAGAAGTCAGCTGGCTTTCCTAGAGGTTGGAGATTTATGAAGGTGTTTGTCCATCAAGATGGTACTGTGTACCACGGAGGTGTTGAGCAACCGACTCTTAAAGGTACATTAGAATCTACTGAAATCAAGGTTGTGAGTAAGAAGGATAGGTTGGAGAAGAAGAGAGAGAAGGAAGATGCACTAGTGCAGATTGGTACGCTCAAGAAAAAGCTAAAGAGTGAGACCAAGAAAGGAGAGATCAAGAAGTTACAATCGCAGATTAAAAGGTTACAAAAAAAGCTATGAAACTATCAGCAGAAGAGTTAGGGCTCAATTTTGACAAACTAATTGCAGTAGTCGAGCAGCATATTGCTAGTCCTCGACGAGAGCAATTGCTTGAACTATATCGTGATCATGCTGAGCGTATTTTGTTTATGCCAGCAAGTGGAACCGAACATTACCACAACTGTTGGCCTGGAGGTTATGTTGACCACGTGCTGCGAGTAATAGATGGTGCTCTCAAGATTAAACACTTGTGGGAATCATTTGGTGCTACTGTTAACTACACAGACGAGGAGTTGGTATTTGCAGCTTTGAATCACGACTTAGGTAAGATTGGTACCGAAGAAGCTGAGCAATACATTGTCAACGATTCTGAGTGGCACCGTAAGAACCAAGGCAAGATGTATAAGAACAACCCAATCAATTCGTTTATGACCGTACCTGATCGTAGCTTGAAGCTTCTTGCCGACAGGGGTATCAAAGTGAGTGAGAATGAGTGGTACGGTATTAAATTGCACGATGGCCTGTACGACGATGGTAATAAGCACTACTATATTAGTTATGATCCAGCTAGCAGACTTCGTACCAATCTACCATATGTCTTACACCAAGCCGATCAGATGGCAGCACGTGTAGAATATGAGATGTGGAGTAGGAAGCAGGATGAAAAAGCCGCTGTTGTTGGCAAGCGCAGACAAGAGCCAACCATTCCTGATTCTGTTTCCGAACAGCAGAAACAAGAACTTATTAACGTATTTGATTCACTATTTAAACAATGATCATTGCCATCATAATACTCACCATACTAGTAGGAATTCTGGGGTACTTGACGTATATTAACTTCCGGAAGGCCGAGCAACTAGAACAATATTGTGAGGCGTACGTCCACTTTATTTCTGCACTTTACTTTCGTGTGGCAGATACACGAGACAAACTAAAAGAGGTCGATCGGCTGGGAGCCTTTAAAGCAGATGATGAAGTAGGATTTACGTTCAAGGAAATAGATAACCTTGTCGATGATCTCTACACCTTTATTACAAAATATGTCAACTCAAAAGACAACCAAAACACGGAACAGAAAGTCGAGTAATAAGCGAATGTACTTTGGTCCTGAAGTTGACATAAGCATAGCGAAGTACAATTTAAGTGAGGACTTTGCTGAGAGAAGTTTAATCTACCAAAGGGAAATTAGACCAGCGTTCGAAAAGCTGGTTGAAAACATTATCCACACATTTAAGTTTTACTATACTGACAATCAGACCTTGGCGCAGGTGCAACATGAGGTCGTTAGTTTTCTAGTCGAAAAGCTTTCAAAGTTTAAGCCTACTAGTGGTAAAGCATTTAGCTACTTCAGCATAGTTGCAAAAAACTACTGCATTCTTAGAAATAAGAGTAACTATAAGAAGCTTACATCGCACGACTCTCTCGCTATCTTAAGCGATGACATTGCAATAGAACACTCTACCGAAGATGAGCAGGGTCTATCAATAGATAGGTTTATTGATCAGTTTGTTGAGCATTGGGATACCAATCTAGAAGTTGTTTTTCAAAAAAAGAGTGATCGTCAACTAGCAGCTGCAGTAGTTGAGCTCTTTCGCAAAAGAGAGAGTATCGAGCTGTTTAACAAGAAAGCGTTGTATATCTACATACGAGAGATGTCCAACGCTAACACTCAGCAAATAACAAAAATGCTGAAGGTGTTTAAGGGTAAGTATAAAGAAATGTATAAGGACTTTTTAAGCACTGGTTGCTTAAACCAAAGCAAAATATACTGATGCTTATCACACTCCCTAAAGAGGAACTAGAGAAACTCTTACAGGAGGAGATACAGTGTTGGCATGCTGTGGGAGGGGTCTTAAACCCACATGCATATGAGTTCGACCCTCTATCTGCGGATCCTAAGCAACTTGAGGAGCTTGGCTATTATTCGGACCGAGAATCGTGGATTGCAAGTGCTCGCGTAAAAACGCTTGAGCAGTTCCTAAAAGATCTTCATACCTATCCTACAAAAGAATAATAGGAATTATTCATTATCTCAGCTATTTATAGCAAATAGCTACGATGGATAAGGATTCTATACTGTTTGATGACAAGTCTTTCTCAGACTTAATGAGAGACGTGTACAATAACACTAAGAAAAAGGAGTTACAGATCAATGGGCTAATCGATCAATTGAAGCCCATGATACGGAACATGACCGATGCATCTATGATGGTACCATTGATAAAAGAGTACCTCGAAATTTCGGTTAAAAACGACGATAACTTAGTTAGGCTGACAGGAATCATTCAACGTCTGTTGGTCGTGTCAGACAAAGGAAAAACCGACGAATTAGGGTTGTCTGACTACGAGAGGCAGCAGCTATTAAACGAAGCGCAACAGTTATTAGATAGTTCAAAATAATGAGCTCAGGTATATTTAGAGGACTTGGTGACAGCTACAGGCGTACTCCTAATGTACAAGGGCCGCAGGGAGAGGTTCCCGTCTATGTATTCTCTGCTCAAGTACTTGATGTGTGTCTTGACGAATCTCACGAACTATTTAATGAGGCATCTGACATTGGACTGATTAGGTATATTCCGTACCAACCTACCAACATTATGCAAAACAAGTTTGAGGAAGACTTAAACTACTATGCATGGCCAATCAATCGTAACTTTATACGCTACCCACTACCTGGTGAAATCGTTGTTATCTATATGTCACCCGGTGATGATCTAGCTGATCCACTTGGAATTAAGCAAGGAGTACTCATACGATCCTACTACGACCAAAACGTAACAATTCACAACAACCCAACTTACAACGTAAACCCTGAGATCAAAAAGGATCAGTTTGGTGTACGTCAAAATGCAATTGTAGGTCAGCAAGAATCAGAGCAACGCTTTGAACAGAAGGTCGAAAGTATTGACTCCTACAAACAGGACGGCAAGGTCAAGATATTCAAACAACTAAGACCGTATGAAGGTGACTTTATCTTACAAGGAAGATTTGGAAACACAATAAGGTTTGGCTCTACTATAGATTCAACAACACAAACTCAATGGAAGGGAGGTACCGCGGGAGATCCTGTAATGGTGCTGAGAGTTGATAGAAAAACTACAACAGATGCAAAGGATCTCTTGATAGCCGAAGATATTAACATCGATGATGCAACAATAATGCTCTGCTCTGGTCAAAAGGTTGAACTAGAGCTAGCTTGTTCTGATCTTAAAACTTGGAACTTTATACCTGGTGTAGATCCTGCTTCGTATAAAGGAGCGCCATCTGATAAACCAAAATCAAAGGAGGAGGCAGCAGTACAGGCCACGGCAGGTGTACAATCTTCTGATCAGAAGGACTTGCCGAAAGCGGTTGATGATAAGGAAACTGCCAAGCAAGCAACAAATGAGCAATTTCAAAACGAAGTAGATACTACTACACCACCTCCAGCGGAATAAATTTACAAATAAATGTCAGTACAATCAGTAGAGAGTGGAGAAGATAGTTTTAGTGGGCAAGATACTGCTGCGCTTGCTAACAGCTTAGTTGAGCTCATGCAGAGCCCAATTCCAAATAATCCAAACACAACATATTACCAAGTATACAGAAAAGCATTTATACGATTCGCTTTAAGTACGTTAAATGGATTAGATGTACCTACAGAACAGCAATCTGCTCAACAAACCGCCTATGTAGAGAACATAGAAGGTATAATGGAATCGATCGTGCTACCCTCAATTTATGAGAGGGAGTTAGGTTTGAAAGATTATCCATCTACAGCAATTAGTGACATTGTTGTGGTTAATGGTATAGAAATGAAAACCTTTACTACATTGTTTGATTGGGTATTTATTGATAGGCAATATGTGAGTGAGGAGATAAATGACGCAGTCGAACAGCTGGCCAGGGCAGTAAATAGTTTAGGTTGGAAGGACAACGATGAAGTAAAAAAAGAGCTATTTAGTGCAATGTGCTCGGTAAAGGAGATTAGTTCTCTTTTCTATTATGCTTTAGCGAGCAGTTCTGAAATGAGATATTGTTTGGGGCTATTTGCAGTTGATCCATGCATAGCCTATTTATTTTTGCAGTGGGGATTTGAAACACTACCACAAGGAGGTTCGTTTTTTACAACATGCAAACTAGATGAGTTATTTGCAAATGAGCAAATGCCATTTTCAAACGACCAAGCAACCAGTCAAGCATTGCAATCTGGCAACGTGGAGCCAGACGTTTACTTGGCTTTATGGAGAAATGCAAGTCAAACTAATAGTGTAATTCAAAATGATGGATTTGCAAAGTTTGCTCTATACGCTATCGTTCAAAGAGATTCGTGGATACATTCAATAACCAATCCAGAATCCGGTCAGCAGGAATACAAAGAGGGTTGGAGGGGTAGATTGTTTGGTAGTAAAACCAGTCAACTTAACACTCTTGTAAGAATAAACGAGAAGTGTAACTTTAACAAGGAGAATGATCTAACTCTTTCTTCCTCCGATGCATCGGTATCGGCCGCGCGTGGTGCAAGTTACCAGAAAATTTTTGAGAAGCTTAAGTACACTGAGTTAGTTGGAGGGGGTAGTGTAGAAATACCTGAGATCCCTCTAGCTCAAGTTATAGAAGATACTCCTCCTATTGAAGTTGGGGGGATCACACCAGCTGGTGGTGGAGGTGGGGGAGGAGGTGGTGGTGGTGGAGAAGCAAGTTCAACTGAAACAGAGGAGGCGTTGGCAGCTGGTGGTGGTGGTGTTCTGCCTGGCTCACTTAGTGCTCCAACGTTAGGTGAGGTTGGAATATCATTAAGTAGTACTGACGGTAAAGGTAAAAAAAACGATTACAGTGGACCTCAAATATTACTTAATACTGGTAGAATAATAATAAATGCGGAGGAGCATTTAATGTTGTTTGGAGCAAATGGAGCAACTCTATCCTCACCAAACAGAATCAATATAGACTCCAACGAGTCTATAACTTTATTTGGTGATGATGGTTTGTTTTTGGGTATACCAAACAAAGGAGCACCAATTGAAAAAAAGTCAGAGGCGGCCGGGGCTGCTTTTGCTGACAAGCTACCTCCAGGTCAGTTGTTTGAGGCTGGAGGTACTGCTGATAATGAATCAGGATACGAACCTCTTGTTCTCGGAGACAAGCTAGCAAATCTCTTGGATGACCTGTTGTTTACCCTAATAAACGCAACTTCGTTAAATCCTGCTGGCACTGGCGCTTGGAGAGAAGACACTACCTACCACCTACAGATTCTTTCAGCAAGAATACCGGAAATGCTTAGCACTTATGCTTTTATAGATGGAATTAGTCACGAAGAGGTTCGACCAATGCCAACTGCTCCAAAGTCGCTTTCTAGATCGGGTGGTGTTTACGACCCTAACTCTATTATTGGTAGAGAAATAAAAAAGGCACAAGAAGCGGCAGCAGCAGCGGCAGCAGCTGCTGCGGCCGCATCGGCAGCTCAAAATAATGATCCCCTTTCTTCTCTTCCTGGCTATTATCAAGCTGAAACTATTAACGAACAATCGTGGACTTAAACTAACAGGTTATGGCAGATATACGA